CGGAATCTTTCCCTTCTCCCCCTTCCGCACCCCCACCCATATCGGGTAATGCAGGAATTGCAGGTAGTGGTGGGAGGTTGCTAAAATCAGGCATCGTAGCAAATACATCTTTTGGTAAATCAGGCATCGGTGGCAGTCGCCCAATTTTTGGAAGAGCGTTCCCCCCTTGCTCCATGTCGGGCAAAGGCGGTAGTTCGGGAAGTTCTAAATCGCCAACCTCCAAAGCCATGTCTGACCCCTTGGAGTCATCAACGGCTTGATTTACTCTTACTTCTTTTAGTAACCCTTTTGAATCCATATCAGGAAATTGCTTATCAAGCTTATCCGCTAATCTCTGCGCTCCATCATCCATTATGCCTACCATCCCTGCAAATACATCCTTAACATCGTCTTTAGTAAATCCTCCTTCATCCCCCGTAAGATTATTAAAAAGTTCATCGGCTCTATTGTTTTGTTCCTCTTTCCCGAATTGAAAATCCCCCCTGTCGTTTAAGTCATTAAATCTTTTCTGATCCTTGGCTTCATCAAATCCCCTCCCTTTGGTCGCTTCATTCTTTAATGCTTTAATTAGCTCAGGTGGCGCGCTGTCTTCTTCTAGTTTCTTGATCCCTAAAACCTGTTGATCCGCTGTAAGATTCTTAAAGTCTTTTATTAATTTACCAATCTGTGCATTCCCATCCCCACCCTCGCCTCCACCCATAATAGTAGGTGCTGTATTTAAAATGTCTCTTTTGTCTAAATCTGCTACTTTTTTAAAGTTAGCTATTTCGTTAAGGTCTTGATCTCTTCCCTGTCGTGCCAATACTTCCCCCATGTTTTTTAATGCGTTCTTGCCCTCTTCCTCTCCTAGACCTATACCGCCCTGCTTTTTCTGCTCAACAAGCTCCTGTATGCGTACAGCGCCCCTCTGTAGCTGATCCTTGTCTTCATCCTTTAGGTCTTCAAAGTTTTTATTAAACTTGGACTTAGCTATATCTTTCAATGTGTCTAGCATTGCTTTATTTAAATTAACAATCTGATCCTGTTTGTCTTCGGGTGTGTCCATTCCCCTTCCGACACCTCCACCTCCACCAACTCTTGCTAGTGACGAAACTCCTGCCTCTGCTTGATTCCCTGAATCCTTTTCTTTGTCCTTTTGTTGCACATTATCCAAAAGCCCCCCTACTAGGTCTTGCTGTGCTTTTCTTTTGTCCTCGAAATTTTTAATTTCTTGCCCGAAGGAGTCCATTGCTTTTTGGATTTGATCGGCAAATTTTGTTTGGTTGAATATTTTTTCTTGCCTATCTACTAGGCTTGCATATACGGCATCATTCTTTGCATCTAGACTAGATTTAAACTCCGCTAGTTTGGTTTCTTTATCTACTGAGCTTAATTCCTTATCTCCGCTCAACTCAGTTCTCTTTAAAGCTATCTCAATATCAGTAGCCTCTTCTATTGTCTTTCTTAGCTTTGCTCCAAACGCAGTCAATGACTTCTCGCCTTGAATGATCTGCTTTTCTAGGTCTATATCTGCCTGAGTAACTCCCCCTGCTCCTATCGCTAGGTTAGCCTCCATCATTTCTATATCACCTTGCTTGGCAAATCCTGCTAATATTTGCCTTTGTGTTTTAAGTTGTTCGGTCTGCTCTTTTATAGTTTGAACCCTTTGCGTTTCTAGGTCTATTAACTTGAAGGCTTTTTTGGCTATCTCGTCTTGTGCCATGCCATTCTGAATTGTTGCGTTTCTTATAACTTCAGCTTTATCTGCGAGTGCTTGAAATATTTTTTCTCGTTCATCTTTTTTCATCTTAGGGTCTTTAAAGATGTCAAGAAAGGCTTGCTTTGATTTATAAAATCCATTGGTTACGGCAAAGGAAATTATGTCTTCTGCCTGACCTGAGTTATTCTCTAAGCTTTTAAGAAGTGCTTCACCTCCACCTTCTAACTTGCCCCCTTTCGTGTCCGTCATATCCTGTAACCCGCCTGCATCTTTTTCTGAAAGCAATGCTCTTTTTGAAAGCTGTAATTTTTCAATAACAGAAATCCCTCTTATTGCCTGTGCTATTCTTTGCTTTGTTAGTCCGTCTTCTTTGTCTATAAAATCTTTGTATTCACTCAACTTACCAACTTCAAGAGAAGTAATCTGAGTTGTATCTTCACCCTTGTCTATATTTAGTCCGTTTAAGGTTGATGCCATAGTTTGCCCAACTCCTGCTAAACTATTGCTAACTTTTGAAGCGTGCTCAAACTCAGAATTAAGCGACATTAACTCAATCCTTGCTTTGGCTATGTCTCCCTCTAGCTTTGCTAGTCCGTTGTCCGTATTGTTTTGAAAAGAAATTGTAGCTTGAAGGTCTTCGATTTCCCTGAGTCTCTTTATCCTTCCCTCAAACTCTACCATCGCTTCGCTTGTGTTTTTTATTTCTCCCCTAATAAATCCAAAAATTGAATCTCCACCTCCGTCTGATTTATCTATCTCTTTTAGTATAGCCATTTGTGTAATAGCTTTTTGCGTTTCCGCAGATGCATTTTTCGCACCCCCTGCCAAAGCTAATAATTCCTCTTCTGTCTTCTTTACATTTTCTTCAAACATTTCGGTAGCTTTCCGCATCCCTTCAATTTCTCCTGTCTCCACCCCTACGTTTAACATTCCTGCAATTGTAGCAGTTGCGCCAATATCCGCCTTTGCTAACTCCTGCTGTATTGCGGTCACCATTTTTCCTCCCCCCGTCCTCCCTGCCAAGTCTGCTACGCTCCCTGTTATTTGATTGAGTTCGGTTCTAAATCTCGCTTCAGCATCTTTTATATTTATATGAGCGTTTATTTCAGCATTTTCTGTTTTTCTTAATTCGTTATTAAAAGACTCTAAACTTCTGAGGTTTTTCTTCATCATCATATCCATAATATCAAATGCCTCATTTCTGCTTTTCTCCAACTGCCTAATCTTTATAATTTCTTCTCCTTGTTGCTTATATATTCCCCATAAGCCAATTACTAGTTCTTTTTGTTTTTGTATTGCCTTCCATGTTTCATCCCCCTGCTCTGTTCCTCGTTCCGCCATTTGAAGTTTGGCATATTCTTGATTTAAAGCCTCCATAGACTCAACCCTTTCATCCTCAGTTGAAAGTGTGTCTAACCCTGTAATTTTTAAATCTTCTTCGCCCTTCGGTTTCCTCCCCTTTAAAGCCTGCAATGCCTTTAGCCCTCTTAGCTGTTCCATTATTAGCTTAGAGCCTCTTCCTGTCCTTGTCTGCTCTCCTTTTGAGTAATCCTCCGCATCTTGGTCTAATACTTGGTATGCCTTACTTATTAATCCAAGTTTATCCGCTACCGCCTTGGCATCACCTTTAGCTTGTGACGCAGTCGCTTCACTTTGAGCGTGCCAATCCATAAGCTTGCCTATTACAAAACCTATACCCACAACTAAAAGTCCAATCCCTGTACTTGCGATTGCTATAGCCATACCTTTTAATGCTATAGTTGACCCTAAGATAGCCCCCCTAAATATAGCCATGCCTGAAATAGCATTCTTAATTTGTGACAGCATTGTTATTAAGTAACCCCTATTAACTACGGTTTGCTGTTGTAATATAGCTCCCGTGGTTGCTGTAGTAGTTGTTGCAAGGAATCCCATTGATCTTGCAGTTGTAATAAGTGAGGCACTTATGGATGCACCCTTAACTACTACAAACGCAACTGCTAAAGCCTTCATCACTATAATGCCTTTTTCTGCAAGCACGACATACTTTTTAGTAGAGTTTCCGTTTTTATCCATCGACTGCGCAGAGCCATCAAGAATCTGCACAAAAGCGGTCAACGTCTTTACTCCATCGCTCATTGCACTACCTAATCCCTCCTGTGAGATCATCAGTTCGGAAAATGCTGATTGAAGAAGTTTTATGGAAGTTGATAAATTATCTTCCATTATAGTAGCCATCTCATCAAGCGTACCATTTGCTGATTTATTTTTCCTCTCTAGGCTTTCTAAATCCCCCACTCCTGCTGTCAGTACACTAAATGCAGTACCTGCTCTTGCTTCAAATGCTTTAAATATTTCGCCTGTTGTTAAACCTGCATCAGCCAATTTCCTTAATGTCGGAACAAGGTTGTCAGCACTTAAATCTAATTCATCAACCTTTATCCCGACAGAGTTAAAGACATCCCTCATGTTCTTGCTTGGGTTGACTAACTTAGTTAAGACTTGGCGCAAACCTGTCCCTGCCATACTTGCTTGCATACCTGCATTACTTAAAGTACTAAGCGCCGCCGTTGTTTCCGATAGAGTTAATCCTAAGTTCCCTGCTATTCCCCCTGCGTATTTAAATGCATCTCCCAATTGCTCTATGCTCGTATTGGAGTTACGCGCCGCTTGTGCTATTATGTCCCCTGCCTCACCCGTTCGTGATGCCTCCATGTTCATAGCTCTCATTATGTTTGAGAGAATGTCAGCAGTTCTGCCCAAATCCATAGCTCCTGCTTGAGCTAATTGCAGAGTAGCTTCTAAGGAAACCATACTTTCCTGAGCACTAAATCCTGCCATTGATAGGAATTTTAAACCTTCGGCAGCCTCAGTTGCAGAGAAGGCTGTAGTAGCCCCCAAGCTTCTTGCCTTGTCCGTTAAGCTTGCGAACTGCCCCTCTGTAGCTCCCGATACAGCTTTTACAGCAGACATCGTTTTTTCAAACGCAATCATTTGCCTTACCCCATAGCTCATTACCCTGAATGCTGACTGCAAGGCTATGAATCCCCCTGATAGTTTTGCGAGGGAAGCCGTATTCATTCGCATTCCCGAACTCATGCCCCTGAGCTTAGAGTTTGTTGTATCTGCTGATCGACCTAGTTGCTTTAGGCTATTGTTGGCTTTCGCTAATTGCTTTTGGATTCCTGCAACGCTAACATTTATTTTAATGCTTATATTTTTTTCAGCCATCGATCTTTTCCTTTAATTGTTTAGATATGTTTTGTAGTCCATCAAGTCCTGACTCCTGACTTCCGCCTTTAGGGTATCTGCACTCTACCCCATTTGCCACCATGTAGCAATGCTGATAAGCGTGAACACTCCTAAGAGGCATATTAAAGAAAATATCCCCCACCTTCATTCCTGTTTGATCCGCAACTATTGCCAAAAGTCGTGCGGTAAAAGGTGGGTCTACACGTTTGGGGAGCTAGGCGTGGCATCTTTGGAGGGAATAGCCTCCACCCTTAAATCCATATGAGTTCCTAGCCATTCTAGTAAGTCTTCATATAGGCTAATAAAGTCTTGTGGGCTTTTGTAAGATAGAGTTTCACCTAATTCCAATCCTTTTCTTTCTAAGGCTAGATTCTTACCTGCAAGTGGTGAAATTATACACGCCCCATGTACTTCATCTATAGGAGCGCTATGCACATACATAAAAACCAATACATGCATCATAACCTCTGCTTCAGTTAAATTCATGCCTGTGACTAGAGCATTCTCGCATCTAGTTAAGATGGCTAGAGTTGCAAGTGTTGGCGCTCTTAAATTAACTCCATGTATAGTTGATTGAGTTTTTTTTGCCGTAATTAAGCTGTCTAGAAATTTTTCGTCATCACTCTCTGACTTTGCCTTTGGTTTAATTTCTTTTTTTTCGCTCATATTTTTTCATACCCTTTCTCTTCCATTAATATAGCTTTCTTGCTTCCTTTTGCTGTCGCAAAAGTATTCCCATCGACTTTATAGAAAACCATAGTGTTTCCTTTGTCTATATCTAGGTTACTGCAAAGGAAGTCGTAGGTCTTAATTGCTTGCAAAACCTTTGCTTCTCCGTCTTTCGGGTTCTGAATCACCCACTTCATTCCTTGCTTCCAAATGCCTAAGCTTGTTTCTAATTTTCGACCGAACTCATTGAGTCTCTCGAATTGATCAAAATACCATTCGCATTTGATTCCTTTTTTTGTTTCTTTTCTTACAAGCGGAGTTTTATCTCTCGGTGTATGTCCTGTCGTTGTCAAGAACGTAGCGAGTTTTGTGTCGCTAGTAAAGAAGATTTTTGAGAGTGTTTTTTCGTATTTCATAAACTAATAACCTCAGGACTTTTAACCTGAGGGAGTGATAAATTAAGATAAAT